ATAAATTCAATTACTTTTTGCAGTTTCTCAAACTCTTTAACGATTCTATCTGCAATAAATTGACCGACAATATCAAGTACTTCTTTTATGTTTTCGAACGCTTTTTGGAATTGTGGACCTTCATTTTTCATGAACTCTTGGAATTTGTCTTGCATTGAACTAATAAAGTCTTTAATCGCATCAATTCCTGGACGGACATAATCCATAACGGATGAGAATATATCTTTTAGAATGCCACCGATTCTTGAAAGCATATCCCGGAAGGTTTCTGAACGTTTGTATAAAGCCGTAAAACCTGTGACTAATAACGATATCGCACCTATCACGATGCCAACTGGTCCAGTTAAAAATGTAAATGCACGACTTAATAAGCCTACTCTTTTTCCACCTTCAGCAGCGACTTTTCCAATACCTTTAAATCGTGCTGTAATAGGCGCTAATACTTTCATAAACTTACCTATTCCGGTTGAAATTTTAGCAATAATTCCACCAAATACGCCCAATACCGTTATAATCGGCCCTAACACTGCTGCAAATCCTACAAAGTTTCCAATCCATTGTTTGGTTGAATCGTCTAGGCTACTAAACCATTTAAAAATCTTACGAAAAATATCAATTAGTGCTTCTAATGCTTTTGCCATACCTTGAAAGGTTGGAATTAAAATAGAGTCCAATTCTCCGCCTTTAATCATGTCTCTTAACTCGTCTAGTGCATTCTTGACACCGTCAAATAACCCTGTATCCTTTATAATTCTTTCTCCGGCTATTGAAATAGCAGCAAAGAAGTTTTTAATTTGACCGCTTAGAGTTTCGCCTGAACGCTCAAGCATACCGCCCATGGCCTTAGTGACACCTAATTCACCCTCTGTACCTTCTAGGATTCCTTGTGATAGTTCGTCTAATACTTCGTGGATATCGATACTCCCATCTTGTAGCCTTTTTCTAACATCTTCCGTTTGCATACCCCATTTGTTACCTAAAACTTTGAGAATATCAACACCTGCATTAGTGAACTGGTTAATCATCTGACCGTCAATTTTTCCACTTTGTAACGCCTTAGTGAATAAATCTCCAATTTGTGGGATTAATTGGTCATCCGATCTAAAGGATGCTAGGTTCATGGCAACCTCTGAATATAAGCTTGCACTAACGTCACTAGCACTAGCGCCAATAAACTTAGCGTATTCAGCACCTAATTCAGCAGTCCCAAAACGTGTGTCAGTAACTAGGTCAACAACATTTTCCATGCGCTTTTCGTATTCTTCAGCATCATCTGATATATGTTCCATCATCATTTCAACTTGTTCAATGTCCATTGCACGTTTAAAGCCCATTCCACCAACTGCAGAAACAAGCCCGGCGATTGGAGTAGTGACATATCTAGTAAGTGTTCCTCCGACTTCTCTAGCTCTGGAACTAATTTCACCAAGCCTATCACCAAAACTTATTAATGCATCACCACCACGATATAAAGCAGTGTTTTGAATAGCTTGCTGACGTTCAAATTCTTTCATTTCTGCTGTTACGTTTCGAATATGACGTTCTAAGTTATTGAGTTGTGCTGCTTCGTTATTGTATGCAGCTGCGGCATTTTGAGCTTGACGTGATCCTTCACCGTGCTCTTCAACCATTTTTTCTTAGTGTTTTCTAGCTGATTCGGTAACTGTCTTTTGTAACTCTAATTTTTTGTTGAGTCCATCAAGTTGCACACCATACTTTTTTAGTGAGCGCTCCCCGTAGTCAAACGAACTCATGTTCTTGCGCATTTCACTATTCATCAAACGCATGGAAGAACGTAAATCTTTTAGTCCACTATCGACTTTAATAGAATCTAGCTCAAGTTCTATCGTGAACCCTTTGATTTTTTCCAGTTTAGTAACCTCCTTTCTTTATGTAATTAGCCACTAAATGCACTTATTAGAGACTCTTTATGATCTGGTTTCTTTTCTTCTAACATCAATTCCATAAAATAATAGAGGTCCATTTCATAGATTTCATTGAGTTTATAACCGTTTTCTAACATTGATTTAATAAGTTTATCCAAGTTTTCTTTTTGTTTTTTAAATGAAAAATCTTCTTCTGTTAGCTCGTTTTCTCCTGGATAAACTCCTTTCGCTTTCCCCTGTTTTCTTCACCCATAATGACAAATTGCAATACATCCGAGAGTTTGATCATTAACTCATGCGCTTGAATACCATCAATAAGTTCATCTCTCGTAAATTGGTTTGCGTATACTTCGACTGTAAAGTCAGCCAGTTTGTCTACCATTTCTCCGTTAAATTCATTTTCTTTATTTTCTAATTCAGCCGCTAAATCAATAGCCTTTTTAACTAGTCCGCCTTTAACAAAAATCGGATATGGGTAAGTTTTATATTCTAATTGTTGTTCTCCATCTACAACAGTCATTCCAGTTACTAATTTCATTGTTCTGTCCATGTTCATTCCTCCAATTAATAATAAAAAGGCAAGCAATCAAGCCTGCCTTTGATGTTGCCCTGTATTACTGCCACGTTAAATTAACGCTAGTGTCGGTTGACGTAGCATTAACATTTACGGGCACATTAGGGAGTTACCTCTTCATCCGGGTATGGTTGTCCGAATATTTTTTGATAGATTGCATCTCTGTTTGTAGTTTCTCCTTTTTCATCCATTGCAGTTAGTACTGATTTAGGATCTGTAAATCCTTCTACTTCTCTATCCATAAATTCTGCTTCAATTTCATCACTAGAAAATTCAACTGAATCCTCTTTTGTTTGACCTTCAATATTCGGACGCGAAAATTTACCCTTTGGAAGTCCAACATATTCAACTGAACCATCTTCATGCGTTTTTTCGAATATAACCGCTACATAAGGTGGATTGTCTGTAGAACCAATAGCAGAAATACCGTCCACAGTCTCCATCCCTAACAATACTTGCTTATCCTCAATTGGTAACTTGTGAAATGCTCCAGAAACAGTAATATCACCGTTTGAAGTAGCAATTTCAGCAGTCACGTTGTCACCATATGCTTTAACGAACTCGGAAGCCATTTCAACAGTGATGTTTTGTAAGAACTTAATGCGTTCTACTGATTCAGCTGTAGTTCCATCGCCTACCACGCCGTAATGGAATCCAGTAACACCAGTAGATGATCTATAATTTTTATCTGCCATTTTTTATTCCTCCTATAATTAAAAACGACCTAGATATTATCTAAGTCGCTTCTGTGTAATACTCCTTTGTATCTCCTTGCATCACGATAAATGCCTAAATCCATTTCATCTATATTGTCATTTTCTCTAAACTTCAATTTGTCCCAAAGTAAATCACGTACTCTAGTAGCAATAATTCTATTAGACTCTCTATTTTTGCTCCACACTTCCACATGGAGTAAATAATCATAAGTTACCCAAGTTTCATCAGCAAAATTGGATGGTAATTCGTTCAACAAAGGTTCTAAGACTATCCAATTACCGTTCATGTCTGCTGTTTCGGGATATTTGAAGTATTTAATGCGCAATCCGTCTCGCTCAGATGTACAGTATTCCTTTATTAAATCATCATTACGTAGTATGTTGTAAACCATATCTAGTACATCATCAGTCATTATAGATTCCTCCTTATTTCATCCCTAACAGCTTTTCCGTAAGCTCTTTTTGATAACTCCATAGCTTTTGCAATTTTCCCCTTACCGCGCGGGTTAGGATTACGGATTGTTCCCCACTCGTTCAAGTGGATAATACGATAACGGTTATGTGGCCCTTTCCAGTGTACGATTATTGACCTAGCTCCGTTGGCTCGTCTATCTGGTGGAGTTAAAGTCACTTCGTCTATTGTGTATCCCTTATCTTTAAATGTCCTTAGTTGCCTTATTAACTCCATACCGAACACTAGTGCTCCTGCGGTTAGTGCTTCATCAACTATATTATCTATTCGTGCCCTTCCAAATTTAGCATTTAATTCATTGACAAGTCTATCTACACCATAGACTCTTACTGCCATTGCATGTCTTCCTTAAGACTTGCTACTATCGTTACAAAATCTCTGTTTTGTAGGTCTGGTTGTGATGATGTGATGTTGTAAACAAAATCCTTATACTCGATTGTGTCAATCTTTAAAAAGTGTTTATTTGTAGGTAAATATGAACTTCTTGGATCTCTAATGGTTAAAGTGACATCTGATACAGTATTGTTTTGTTTCGCCGTTTCTAAGTCTTTCAACCAAACTGTATCAACTTTAGCCCAGCAGGCATACAATTTGGCGTATTCCATTTCG